CGAAGATGGAACTTGCAATTCCGCCTACGGGAAGCTGATCTTTGGTGAGAAGAATGAACACGGTCTGACTGAGTGGACTTGGGCATATCGAAGTCTTGTAGAGGACAAAGACACTCGCCAGGCTATCATCAGGTTCAACAAGCCGAAGGTGTCCTATTTCGGGGTCAAAGATTTCGTGTGCACTCTCAATGCTGTGTTCAACATTAGAGACAACAAACTCAATCTGTCTACTATCATGCGGTCTAACGACGCGGTGTTGGGTACTAGTTTCGACATTCCGTTCTTCTTGTATCTAATGCAAGTCATGAGGAAACAGCTTCTCCCGTCCTACCGAGACTTAGAACTGGGTTCTTACACTCACCACGCAGTGTCTCTCCACATATACGAGAGAGATTTTGAACTGGTCAACAAGATGCTGAAGAAGCCTTTCTTAGCAGTGGAGTTACCGAGGATAGACATGCCTCCTGTGTACACCGACGGCAGTCCCTTCTTGGATATATCCGGAATGGCCGCTGGGTCGGCTCCGATAAGCGGAGATAAGTTCTTCGAGTGGATTTGGGACAACAACTGACAAGGAACACACAATGAAGTACCTACACTTAGACACAGAGACAACAGGCGCTGACAGATCAGTGTGTGGCATATGGCAAGTTGCAGGGATAATCGAAGAAGACGATAAGATCATCGATAAGTTCGACGTCAAGATGAACCCGGGGACAGATGTCTACATTGACGAGTGGGTGACCAAGAACTTCAAAATAACTCACGAGACTCTCTCGAAGTACCAACCCAAGAAGGATGCTGTCTCATCTCTCATTAAGACTTTTAACAGTCATCTCAATCCAACCGACCGCAAAGATAAGTACTTCTTGGTCGGTTACAACGTCGGCTTTGACAACGAGTTCATGCGTAAGTTGTTCACTGAGTTCGACTTGGACTTTGGAAAATTCATATGGACGCCCCCGCTTGATGTGATGAGCCTTGCTGGTGAGTTCATGAAATCGATCAGAAAAGACATGTCTAACTTCAAACTCATCACAGTGTACAACGTAGCGTCAATGATAGGCATCGTCGAGAAAGTTGGAGAAGATGAACTGCTGAACGCATCGCACGATGCGATGTTCGACATAGAGTTGACAAGAAGATTGTACAAAGCTCTTAGCTACGACAACGTAGACAAAGTTACTAGAGTTCTCAGAAAGATGAATAACGCAGATGGCGACCACACCTAACATTCTAACGACGACTGTAGCAATAAGTGGTTCTGTAAAGAACAATCCTTACGTATCATTTCCATCGGCAACAAGTTCTACAGTATATAGTCCTTATGTGACGTCTAACATCTTCAACAACTACACTACAGTTAGTCCACACATTATGCAAACTCAACCATCAGCGGAAGATGACATTGGAAAGTTCATCGAAGCTATGAATTCTGCTGGGATAGTAGTCTCGTATTTCAACATTTCTAGCGATAACATCGAAGACTTCAACTTGTGCATCAGACTGACTATGAAGCGAAGTGTCATTAGTAAGATGAATAAAGCGGCGCTGAGAACAGGAACTCTGTTAGACATTAACATCATTCACAATCACGGTGGTTTTAGTGACGGTGAAACGTTAGAAGTGACGATGAACATCGCGATAGGGAAATCGCCTACGTTATTCGACGGTGACAGTCTGATGAAATTCATTTTTGATGTCTTTCCGAGGATCGGCGAAGAGAGCATCATCAATAAGATGGAAAACATCTGAAGTGTGTATTATAAACAACGAAATTGAATTCAAAAATCAGGAGAACAAATGGCTAAGAAGGACAAAGTAGAAGTAGAGCAGAAAGCACCGTCAAAGGGGCTCGGAGACTTGTTGAAAGGCATTCGTAAGGAGACTGGTTCAGCAAGCTTTAAAAACGCGAAGTACTCTCACGTGTCTCACTACATAGACACCGGCTGCTATGCTCTCAATCGCATTGTGAGTGGTGACATCCACGGCGGTATTCCCGCCGGCAGAGTGACAATGCTGTTCGGAGAGTCAGCATCTGGAAAGAGCCTCATCGCAGCAAGGATCGCCGCAAATGCAGTCAACAAACATGGGTATAGCCACATCTTCTATTTCGACTCAGAAGGTGGAGGTCTCGTCGACATGATGACCGGTTTCAACCTCGATCCAGACAAAATAGAGCATGTGCTCTGCGAGAGCGTTGAGAATGCCACGCAGCAGATGTTGAAGGTACTGTCAGCACTCACTGAGTACAAAAACAAGCCGGGAAATGAAGATGCGAAGTTCATGATCATTCTCGACTCACTCGGAGCGCTAGTCACGAACAAGGTGTACACTGACGCGGTCGACAAAGACAAGCAAGTGATGGACATGGGTCTTCGTGCGAGACTTTGCAACACGCTCCTCAAAAGTCTGACTATACCGTCGATGAAGTCTGACGTGCCAATTCTCGTCATCAATCACATCTACGACGCCACTAACCAGATGTATCCTTCGAAGATCAAAGAGCAAGGTGGTGGTAAGGGGACGAAGTACATTCCGACGATATCTATCCAGTGCGATAGGCGGTTTGTGAAGACAGAAGAAGCCAGCGATGAAGCCACTTACAAGGGCAACATGCTCAGGTTCTTCACCGCGAAGAACAGGATAGTCAAACCGTTCTTTGAGGCTGAGATGTACGTTGACTTCACAAGTGGCATCGCAAAGTACGACGGACTGATAGAAGCGGCGATCTCCTACGGCTTCATAAAGCAAGAAGGAGCATACTACACAGTTCCATCATATCGAGATGTCAAACTTCGTCGGAAGGACATCGAGACGAACGACGCGATATGGGCGACATTCTTGGATGCTTTCAACGAGAAGTCGAAGGCTGATATGTCTTATTCTAAAGCCGATCTTGAGAAGATGCTGACTGAGAACGACGGAGAAGAAAGCGAAGGAGCACCTATAGAACCCACTCCGACTAAAAATGACACTGTCGAAGTGGAGTAATATAACTCATGGTGAATCCCGTTGAGAAAAAGAACAACCCGTCCGCGATAAGCAAAGATGTGACGCTTCCGGACGGCGTTGTCGAACAGATAGTACTCAAGAAAGTGTACACCGATTTAGACTGCGCGTCTAAATTGTTCGAACACTACGACAGGAGGTTCTTCGACGAGAACTCTCGGGTGGGAGATGTCGTCAAAGTGCTGCTGTCTTTCTATTCATCTTACACAAAGATGCCATCAAGAGCGGTGTTAGAAGCTCTTCTCTCAAAGCGAGCTGGAGACCTCAAAGTAGACCTCAAGACACTGACTTCTACTTTCGACAGTTCTCTGGAGTTAGACATATCAGGCGACGAGACGTTCATCAAAGATAAGTTCATCGAGTTCATCAAGAACAAGACGATGTACTACGCTATAATGGACTCGCTAGACGACATAGAGAAGTCTAAAGACGTAGCGTGCGTCATCGACAAGATGAACAAAGTCATGACGATAAGCATGGACAAATCTCTGGGATTTGAGTACTTCAAAGACCTAGAGCGCCATCTCAATGTGTTGGCCAATCCGGAAGCGAAGATCTTGACGAAGTTGACTGACCTCGACAACGTGACTAACGGTGGATTCTGGAAGACTGGGAAGTGTCTCGTGACATTCTTAGCCCAACCTGGCTTAGGCAAATCTATGTTCATGTCGAATCTAGCCGTCAACTATCTAGCTCAAGATCTCAAAGTGGCAATCATCACGTTGGAGATGAGTGAAGATGTGTACGGCCAGAGGATAGATGCTCTGTTGTCAGGAAATGACATCAACTCTATTCAGGTGCAGATACCAAAAGTCAGAGAGAAAATACTGTCGTTCAAAGACTTCCACAAGAACGCAGAGCTGTTCATAAAGGAGTACCCTCCTAACACAATAGCCTGCAAACACATCAAGTCCTACATAGACAAGTTAGTCGCGATGGACAAGAAACCTGATGTCATAATCGTAGACTACATCAATCTTCTCTGTCCAAACACAAAGTCGAACAACATGAGCATGTATGAAAAGGTCGGAGATGTCACACGCGACCTCAGAGCGTTGAGCTACATATTTGGAGTGCCTGTCATCTCTGCTTCTCAAGTTGGGAGGATGGGTTACGACACAGCTGAAGTCTCGATGGCCGATGTTAGCGAGTCTGCGGGTATCAACCACACGTCAGACTTCATCGGCGCGCTCTTTCAGCAAGAGGGTGACGCTGAGGCAGGTAGAATTTGTATGAAAGTCCTCAAGAATAGGTTCGGTGGAAAGATAGGAAAGGTGTTGGAGTTCTTCATCAATTACTCCAACTTGAAAGTGACAGATCTAGAAGAGAAACGAGAAGAAACTGCCAAGAGCGCAGTCGACTCAGTCTTTGACGGGCTGGGATCTATATGAAAAGACACACAAATGAATGACATTCACGCAGACAACCACCCGTTCTCGATAGGGGATGACGTCGATCGAGAAATGATGGTCAACATAGACTCCGAGTCTATGGTCAACGATTACGTCAAGGAGTTCGAAGTGGCGACACAAGAAGAAGTAGAACCCAAACTCCGCCGCGCACTGAAAGACAAAGAATTTTTCAAGGCTCAACTAAAGCGTTATGCTCTCGATGCGAAGGACTACTTGGAGATACTGATCCACGTGTATCCTAAGATGTTCAACGCGCAGCTAGTCAAGTCTATACAAGAACACATGAAAGTCAGGAGTAGTAAGTGCAAGAGGTGACTCCAGAGCAGATGTTCTCGGAGTGGCGGAGGCAGACATTCTTAAAAGAGAAGAATTTCTGTCCCAAAGCTGTCAGAGACTTCGCTAAGCAGAAAGAGAAACCTGAGTGGGCGTACTTCGAGCGCTTTGCGAAAATGGTGAACAACAACGCTGGAAACATAGACTACAAGGTGTTCATCGCAGCTCAAGTCGATTTTTACGGGGGATGGTTCAACCCTGTCAACTTGGGGTCTCTCAAGAGCATTAAGATATACAACAACTACGTGTCTATCCTCAACGCTACGGACACCGTAGCGGCAATCGAGAAGGGCATCATATCTTCTGCTAAGACGGTGGGTCTCTATATGAGAGACAGAGGTATGAAGAATTTCGACGAGTATCTATACGAGGGCAGCGCGATAATTCCGACGATGGCAAAGCAACTCAAAGCTGGGACTGTCACGAAGTTCTTCGTTTCTATAGTTCCAAACATCGTAGACGTCGTCAAATCTTATCCTCCGGACGTAACAGCCACTTACTTCTCTTCTTTCTTGGAGGAGGTCGACATGCTCAGAGCTAAGTCTCTCACGAGTCCTAAAGTCAGACAGCTCTTTGATGTGCTTCCGCAAGTAGTCGAAAAAATAGCTTCGACGCCTCCGGAAAATTCACCGTAGAGTGTAAATATAAACAGACGACGAATCACCAGAAAATACAACTGACGGAGAACACGATGAACGATCTAGAAGCATTAACCATCCTCGCCGACGAGCTCAACACGACTAACTCGTCAAAACTCAAGTTGGAAATCCTCTCGAAGCATCCTGAGTGCAAGAAGATCCTCTTCTACGTCTACAACGACTTCTACCAGTACGGAGTGTCTCCGGAGAACTGCAAGAAGCGGAATTTTCTCACGACGTGCGACATCGTGCAGACCGACTTGACTGACGACATCTACTTTCTGCTAGATGCGTTGCGCACAAAGAAAGCCTCGGGACACTACGCGATTCGCGCGTGCAATTCGTTCGCAGAACGTTTTCCTAAGACAACTGACATGTTCTGGCGAGTGCTAGACCGAGACATCAAATGTCGGATAGATGCCAAAGCTATCAACAAAGTGTTTCCCAACCTCATTCCCACGTTCGACGTCGCCCTGGCCGATAAGTACGATTCCGAGAAATCTAAAGTAGATTTTGATGGCACATGGGTGGTGAGCCGCAAGCTTGACGGCGTGCGTGTCATAACAGTGGTGAATTCTACCAAAGACATAAGGTTCTACTCCAGAGCGGGTCATGAATTCATGACGCTGCAAAAAGTCAGAGAATCTCTAGAACTTCTAGGGGATTCCATAGTGGGCAAAGTGTTCGACGGAGAGATGTGCATCATCAACAACGGTCTAGAGGATTTCACCGCAGTAGTAGGCGAGATCAAGCGCAAGAATTACACGATCGAACACCCTGTGTACAAATTGTTCGACTGCCTCACTGTAGATGAGTTTTTCTCCAAGAAATCGACAAGGACGCTGTTTGATAGACACGTCGAGTTGAAGTCACTCATCCCAAAAGACATTCCGGAGTTGAACGTTCTCGAGCAAGACCTCCTCACCGAAGATTCAATGCAGAGACTTCTCGAAGAAGTCAGGGTCAAGGGCTGGGAAGGACTGATCCTCCGCAAAGGCAACGTAGGCTACGTGGGAAAACGCAGCAAAGACATGCTGAAGGTGAAAGAGTTTCACGATGATGAGTACGAGATCAAGGATGTAGAGATGGGCATCAAGCCTATGCTAGTCGATGGAAAGATGCAAGATACATTGTGTCTCGCGGCCGTTAAGATATCTCACAAAGGAAATGAAGTGTCAGTAGGGTCCGGATGGTCTGATGAACAGCGGTTGAAGTACTTTGCGTGCCCGCACGAGCTGATAGGAAAGACGATCACCGTCAAGTACTTTGCCGAGTCGAAAGATAAAGACGGGAAGTTGTCGTTGAGATTTCCAATAATGAAACACCTTTATACAGAAAAGAGGAATGTTTGATGGCATTCAAGAAGAATCTCCAGCCTTTTCTAGACATCGGTACAGCTGAAGAAGGCGATGTCAAGATCGATTTCTATTCGCAGATGAACAAGATGAATGCCACTGTCAAATTCAAGGACGAAGAGATCGCTACTATCGTCCTAGCGCCTAAAGGATCGCTGAAGTTGAATTTTGACCGCGCAGTCGACATCATAATCTCCGCCGTCTCGACGATGACGGGGACAGGAGCAAATAAGAATGAGGAGAATGCACTAGCAACTAAGAACGAAAAGCAAGTGAAGAAATCAAATCAAACGAGACAACCCAGCGGGCAGAAGCTTCGCAGAGGGTAATCTAACACTAGAAGAAACTAAGAAAGGTACAAGGACTACAATGGGTGCATTCGATCTCCAGAATATGTTTGACGACCTCAAGAAGAAAGAGGCCAAGAAGCTCAACGACAAGGCCAACAAGAAGTTCAACACCGATGACTCGTTCATAGAGTTCAAGTCGGGGAACACTTATAAACTGCGTCTCATCTTCCACATTCCCGAAGGATCTAAGAGGAAGATGCCGTTCATCAACCGCTACACTCACACGTTCTGGGATGACACCAGGGCCAGCAACAAGCTGCAGGAAATCGTGTGTCCGACGTCGGAGTACATATCCGATAACGCGGGTTTCAAAGAGTGCGAAGTTTGCGGCGACACGTCTAAGTTCTACAAGGAGAAAGAGGCTGGATCAACTTCAGCCAAAGCTCTCTACGAGACGTTCAGACGTAAGTTCAACGGGTTCGCGCTCGCTTACGTGGTCAGTTGCCCTTCTAACAAGGAGTTTGAAGGCAAAGTCAAGATCATGCGGTACGGTGTGACGATCAACCGCTTCCTCAAGAAGGAGATCTTCGGAGTAGATTTGACCAACAACCAGATGGTTATCGAGGACACCATAGGCATAAATGCCTTCAAACTCGAAGATGGCTACGATCTGGTGATCACGGTCGGCTCTAAGAAAGCCGACAACAAAGAGTACAACGAGTACGTGTGCTCTTTCGCCCGTAAGGCGACAAAGGTGAACATCACTGAGGCTGAGATCGCCGAACAGGTGAAGGCTCTCAGGTTCGACGATAGGTTCTTCACCCATTCGACTAAGGAGGAGATCTTCGAGTTCAAGAAGAAGTACATCCTCGGTTCGGACGAAGACAAGCCTGCTCTTCCGTCTCAGACAGTTCATACTGCTGTAGAGGAACACGACGAGATACCGATGGGTGGAGCTCCGACAGCTCCCACTCCGCCGCCTGTTGAGACTCCAAAGGAGGCCTCTTCTCCAGTGGAGACATCAAAGAGCGATGACGTTGATATCGAGAAGATCCTCAAAGACGTCAAAGACGGAAAATTCTAAGTCAGGAGACTAAAGTAAATGAAGATCACTGTCAAGAACATCGCCGCAGCCAACTCATTCATGGCTGCGGCGATGAGGATAGTGCCAGACGGGAAATTCATTTTCTCGAAGGGCAGTTGCAATCTGAAAATGATCAACGAGTCGCAGACGATCAGGGCATTTTTGTCGACAGATGCGATGGCGGCTGACGAAGACGGAGAATTCTCCTTTCAGGACATATCGAAACTTCACAAGTCGATAGGGCTCATCGCAGCAGTCGAAGATAAGACTTCCACTGACATAGAGTTCGACGGAGCTTTCGTCAAGTACAAAGCAGATGTCAATTTCAAACTCAGGACAGTCAAGCCAGAGATCATCGAGAGATACGTCACGAACGACATAACGGCCAAGCTTGAAGAGGTGTATTCATTCACTACGTCGAGCGACCTCATAAAGAGGGCACTCCAGTGCACGGCGATAGTCAATGACGCCGACAGCAAAGTCTACTTCTCCAAGTCTGGGAAAAAGGTCGTGGCTGAGATAGATGACAAGAAGAACAAGCTTGCGAACAACATCGCAGTCCCAATTGCCCACGACATGGAGGGCAATTTGACAGAGGTAGTCGCGATCACGCTCGACAACTTCAAGTCATTCAATCTCATTCCTGCCGATAAGATCAATGTCTCGTACACCGACAAGAAGGTGTTCGTGATCAAGTCAGAACAGGAAGTCGAGAGTTGTAAGATACAGCTCTACTTGATCAGCACTACGATCAAGGGGTGACTTAGGGCTCCTTCGGGAGCCCACAGCTGAACATTTTCACATAGGAAAACTGATGAATCCAAAGAACAGGCTGTACACAAAGTCTTATTTTCTGAAAAGACTGCGGGATGAGAATATAATATGCAGATCAGTAGACGTCAGGTTTGCTAATGACGACGACAGAAAATGGATGATCGTAGTCGATCCTGAAAAGACAACGCTTGTCATCACCTGTTTCAAGAAGTCTCCAGCAGATTTCCACTTCAAAGTATCTACTTCCAGGGCTGAGACGCGCATAAAGACTGAATCGATGGAATGCGTCATTTCTTTGCTGAATGGAATGTTGAAAGAAAATCAAACTTCTTCATCCTCGCCGCTGACAACGGATAAATAAATCCTGCCAATCAGTGATAAGAGGTAATCTAGTGAAGTTTGATGATCTACAATTTCCCATAGAGTTCTCTCCTATGTTTGAGAGTGTCAGGAAGAAGCCTGACACAGTTCAAGATAAGAAAGACCCATCTGAGATTGTCCTTCCGGAGAATCCGCTGTTCATTCGCAACGATCGTCCTATCGTCATTCCAAATACGTTTCCTCGTAAGATGATAGTGCAAGGAGCTATAGAGATCGTGTTCGTCAGGCGCATCTGGCCGTTCTCCAACATAGTGTCTGGACACAAATCACAAGTAAGGCGAATGCTGTGTTCATCCCAGTGGAACTTCTTAGAAGAATACGCTGATATCACTGGATATCAGCCTCCTCAGGGAATTGCTCCTCGGACTACGAAGTGGTACAACCAACACGACCTCATCATAACGTACGACCTCATAAGAAAAGACTGGAGACACATATCTCTAGACAACTTCAAAGTGGTGGCTTACCATCCGCTGATCACTGTGTCTCAGAAGAAGCAGTTTGCTAAGTTCTTCAAAGATCTGCAGAAAAAGAAGACTCACGAGCAATTGCTCAGGATGTTCGACAGATGAGAAGAAGTCCCCTGCTCCTCAAAGACAATAAAGTCCCAAAGAAGACTGGCATCCCCCGCAGAGTCTTAGAGACGATCTTTCACGAGAACGTTGTCGAGCTGACTTTCAAACGCCGCATAAAACCCCCCTGGTACATCAAGAACAGAGAGCGCGGTCACATGAAGTTTGACCGTCACATGTTAGCGACAGCTAATTGGAGAATGATCAGCTCGCCGGTCGTCAGGAAGTATTTTAAATGGAAGAAGCCGAAACACCGGAGAGGTCCAAGTTGGTACAGGCAGCGGAAGCTTCTGATAGTATGGGACCTCATGATGAACCAGTTTCGCTGCATTTCTCTAGATGCTTATGTCGTCTGTGGATTTGTCCCAGTCGCCAAGCTGATGCAGCGCAGAGAATTCGTAGTCTGGTACAGAAGAAATTTGCACTATATGCCGAAGTACAGGAAACTGGACTTCTCGGACAAGTAATAAAGGAAAGAGTAGTACACGATGGCTGATAATAAGCAAGTCTACACGAGCTCCCAAGCACTCGAAGCATCTCTGACTTATTTTGACAACGACGATCTTGCGGCTAAAGTAGCAGTAGATAAGTATCTTCTTCGAGACAAACAAGGGAACTTCGTCGAAAAGTCCCCTGACCAAATGATCGATAGGATAGCTTCTGAATTCGCTCGCATCGAGACACATTACAAGAATTCAGTCTCGAAGAAGCGCATTCTA